TTCAGATCCACTTAAAGCTTTTAATTTAACTTTACTTCCAGTAGATGTATGTATTCTATATTGAGTGCCACTTGCTAATCCAGAAATTGCTCCACCTGAACCTGAGCTATATGTAACTATTGAATTAACTGGTAAAGCAGCTTGTTGTGCACTTGTAAGTTTAATTGTATCATCTGCAATATTAACAATACCTATCGCTAATACCTCGCTCTCGCTTCCATCAAATGTAATTGCTGTTGGAGCTGCAATGGAGAGAGCTGGTATATTATAATCTTTACCACCATTACCTATTGTAATTCCTGATACTGCTCCATTTGTAAGAGCTGCAGTTAATGTTGCTGTTGTAAACCCTGATGGAGTACCTGAATCAGATGATGTAATCGTAGGAACTGAAGTATAACCACTTCCTCCACTTGTTAATGTTACACTATTAATAACACCGGTTTTTAAAGCGACTGAAACAGTAGCTGATTTATGTATCTTAGCTGTTGTTGTAGGTAAGAAAGATGAAGCAAACATTTCAACAAGTACTGGTATATCTTCAGGTCCTATAATACCTGGTTGAGTACCTGGCATACGACTTAAAGTTAAAGCATCTGTTAAAACAGCTCCTGTTAATTGTAAGAATATTAATATCTCAGCAAAGTATATAAATCCACTTGGATGTACTAATCTATCAAACGCAAGCTCCCAATCAGATAAATTTTTACCTGTTTTAATAAGGTATGAGAACTTTTGATATCTTAAACTATCTTGTACTTTAATACTATCAGATAAGAATCCTTTATTATCTAAGTATTGTCCACCTTTTGATAATGCTGGATTAATATCCCAGTTACCACTTGAAGGTATTAATGTTTTATCATATGGAAATTCAACTTCTGCAGTATCATTAAATAATATTTTAAAAAATATTTCTACAGAATCAGCTGATCCTCTTAACTTATAAAAATCTATTATTTGTTTATAAAGATTTCTTTTATTTACTGTTACTCCTCTTGGAATAGTAGCAGCAATTTCTTTTTGCATTAATTCTAAATAGCTTTCTCCATTTAAATCAATGTCCATTGCTTGTTCAATTGTATTCATTACATAAGATGGTCCAGGACCTACCCAGTATTTAACAATTGTATTTAATTTAGCAGTATAATTATTATAAGATTCTAATCCATTGACAGTAAATGTCTTACCTATCTCAGATGTTGAAGTTGCAAGTGTACCTGGTAGTTCATTACCGTTTGTTATTGCTACATTGATATCAGTTAACGTTATATTTGTTGTTGTACCATCAGGAGCTGTTAAAACGAGAGTTGAATCTGCGCCTGACTCATCAGTAAAGAATCTATTATTTTCATTCTTAGGATCTGGTATTCTAAACTGAGCTTGATTATTTAAAATAATATCACTAAAGTCTTCATTTTCTTGATATATAAACTCATCCATGTTTTGAAAAGCGTAATAAGCTTCTAAGAATTGTTTAAGTTTAGTTTTGTCTGATAATATCTCAGTAGGTATCAATTGATCGATACGTATATCTTCTTTTGTTTGAGATAAACTTCCCTGTTCGACTTCGATCGCGCCAGGTGTTAATGTAGACTTATATGACATTATTTAAATCTTGATGTTGTGTTATAATTTATACTACCAGCTGAACCAGCAACTGCAATAGTATCTACTTCTGGTGTTATTGTAACGCTATTATTATCTATAGAAATTAATTCAGCTCTCTTTGGAGCAAGATCTAATGAGTTAGGTAATACTGTTATTTTAATTGCTGCTGTCGTATCAGGTCTAAAGTTATTTAAAGTAACAGTTCCTTTTTCGACATCAATGATACCTGCATCATTTATAACAGTTACATTAGATAATCCAACAACTTTATATACAATAACTTTTCTTTGTGTTGAACCACTTATAGGAACATCACCAAAGAAATGGTCTACATTATTAATTTTAAATGAAGATGATTTTAAAATAAATGCTGTTGATTGCCCTGATTGAAAGAATGGAGCAACAAAAGAAAGATCAAAATTATTATCTGAATTATTACTCGGTGTAATATTTTGAAACATTCTTGGTCTTACTATAGTATTTAATATTGATGGGTCTGAATTATCAATTGCTTTTGTTAATTGAGAATGTCTAAATACACCATCAAATTTATTTAAATTATTAAAGTTATAATCTGTTATTGTATCTCTTACAACTGATTGTAATTCAACAGAACTTCTATCAGTTAAGTTAGGATTATATTTAAATGCTGCATCTATTTCTAAATAAGTAAAGTTAGTATTTACAATTTCTGGTACAATAGAAACTACATTTTTACCTTTTAATATTGCTCCAGTAATATCTGTTTTTTCAGCAGTTGTAAGTGTTTCTGCTAATAAAGGTTTAATTGCGATATATACTTTACCGTAATCAGGTGGATCGTTATCTTCACCACCCCATGTTGATATAGAATCGATATTACTAAACTCTTTTTTAATAATCGCTGCGTAATCATCGGCTGTAACAGCTCTGTTTTGAGATATAAATGTTAATGGTGCGTTAAAACGTATAGATTCCATTGTTTCTTCTTCAGCTCCACCTGATGCAGCTGACGCTAATGTGACGGTAATACTACTATATCCATTAATATCATCTAACATATCAAAATTATTAGCACCGTTTGATTCTATACCTTCTGTAATAACATAATCAAGAGTTATAATGTTATTATTTGCTGGTTTAAATCCGGTAATACCATCACCGAAGTATACTTCAAAGAATCCACTTGGATTTTCTTGTAGATAATAAACCTTTGATGTTGAATCAACACCTCTTAATGATTCAAAAGGAGTGTATATATCGAATGAGCTTGACTCTTCGTTTGACTGTACTCTTACTCTTAATGTACTTGAATCTGCGTTATAATCGGTAAGTTGAAACTTTTGATTTTCTATATCATTATCAACTCTATATTTTAATTCTCTTACAGAACCTTCTGCAATAATAACATCATTAAATGTATATGTTGTACCTACTAATGTTGCTTGTTGAGTTTCTAATACCACGTATTGAAATTCTTCTCCACTTACAACAGTATTTAATTTAGTACCACGTGTTAATTCTAAAACAGTTGGTATTGTTCCTATTTCTCCAGATATATCGACAACAATATTAACTTTACCTCTTGGAGATAAAACTGATCTTGGTGTATAACCTAAAAGCTTTGCTCTTGTGACTACATTACCTCTTATCTGAGCTGAATCTAAAAATGATTCATTTAATGAGTAGTGAGCGTTTAATGCGTTATAATGAGTATTATAAGCTAATACATCTAATAAAACATTAAGGCCTGACCCATCAAAATCATAGTCACTAAACTCTGATTGTTGTTTTAAAAAGTTTTTTAAATTTTGCTTAATGTCTGCAAAATCTAATTCTGTTACATTTAAATTTGTTGCCATATTATCTTAACCTTCTTAACTCGATATTTACTGATGTTGCTTGATCGAATTCTTTTATTTTAAAATTTACTATAATACCATATGAATTCGCTTGAGTGTTATCAATTATATTAATTGATGTTACTCTGATTCTTGGCTCGTGATTATCTAATACATTTTTTATGTTATCTCTTAACATAATTTCTGTAAATAAACCTGCAGGTTCAAATAATAAACCTCTTAGGTTAGCGCCTAAATCATCTTGAAATGGTCTCTCATAAAAATTAGAAACTAATAAATTTTTAACTGCATTTTTAATTGCAGCATCGTCTTTTAACGATACTATATCCTTACGTATAGGATGTATCTTTAAAGAAAGGTCTAAATCACTCCATGACTTTTTCTTTGCGACAACGCTCGCTTGTTCTAGCTTACCAGTTATTCGTTTACTGCCTGTATATAATCCTGCCATATATGTATTTATACTCTTTAATCGGCTTCTTCAACCGTAAATGCGTTAGGAAGTTGATTATCTATATCAATAACAACTGCTACTTCTTGTATACCTGCTGGTAATTCAATTGTTTTTGGTACTCCTATTATCTCTAAGAACTTACAAAAATCTAATGTTAAGAATGCAATAATATCATCTAGTCCTGGTATAGCTTCTATAGCATCTGTTATTTTAGAGAGTACTTCTTTAAGTAGATACGCAAAATAATCTTGAGCAAAATTAATTAATTTTTTTATTAATCTATCTCTTTGAAATTCTGATATCTCTACCTTTTCAGTTATTTCACCGCCTAATATTTGTTCTATAGTAAAGGGCCCTATCTGTATATTTTTTAAATCTTCTATTTGTTGTGCTATATCTTTTTTCTCATCAGCAATAATAGCTTGTATCGCTAATTTAGCAGCTGCTCTTGGGTCAGTTGGTAAAGTAAAGCCTAATCCTAAATCTTGTAATCCTTGTATAAAATTGCCAGTTTGAAAGTCTTTTACTTTTTCTTTAAAGAAATCTTTTACTGTTTTCTTTTTAAAATCTAAACTATCAAACTTATCTTTATATA